CTTCTTTGTTGTTATATCCAGTTGGAGAATAATCTAATACTACGCTGTCATGCCCTAATTCTTTTAATTTATTGGTGACATCTTTGGCTGATGCAGTTTTTTCTAAATTTAAAGCTGACCTAATTAACTCTCTTTTATCAGTAGAGAAATTCGGCATAGATAATTCATATGGTTTGTTTGCTTCAAGGTCTACATTAGCAACATATTTGTTTGCCCTAGCTACATTTGGGTCTGTAGAAAAATAATGTCCTTTTCCCAGCCATCCTTCATCTCTTGTATTAGCTAAAACATCGTCAAACTTATTAAACTTTGTATTAGTACCATGATAAGCCTCTAAAGGTATCATTCCACCGCTTTTAACCATGTAATTTTCAAGGGCGTTATAGGCTTTTGGTGCTCCAGCCCTAAGTGCTGTGGCATAAGCTGGTAATGCCATAGATGCAATAGCTACAGGTTCACCTTGTTCGTAGCCTTCTTGATAGGGTGCTGAAGCTGGATTAAGAACACCGCCTTGTACGGGGTTTTTTGCTGGTAGTCCAGTTGCCCCTGCTACAAAGCCAGTTTCTTTAGGTAATGGGTTCTTGCCTGTGACTAATTGGGTAAACGCTTGCGGATTGGTAAGAAAACGCTGTGCTTCAATAGGCAGATTAGTTAAGGTGTCTGCCCCCTGACGGAGATAATCAGCAAGTTTGCTTCCAAACTCCATTATTTGACTTCTTTATCCAAGTCTTTAAGTTTGTCAGCTAATGCGGCTCTACGCTCTAGTCTTAAACGCTGTTGTTTCTCTAGCGTAGATTCTTTATGAGGTCTAAGCATGGCATCTTCAGGTTTGTATTTGCGGCTCATGTGTTCCATTACATATCCTTCATCTTGTCAGCAATCATGTCTTTTCTGCTTTGTGGCTTGGCAGTCTTGGCAGATTCTTTAAAATCTTTGGCAGTTGGGGCGTTTTTGCTACCAACCTTGTTCATCTTTTCACCTGAACCGTTTGCGATCCGTTCCTGCTTTTGATGAATGTTATAGTACAAACCCTTATTAGCCACAATGCCACCTCGCTCTAGCCGCTTTTCCTCGTTCCCCATTCCATCCTGCTGACCTTGCACAAAAACTATCGTGCCTTGGCCCACTAGATTGGGGTGCTTTTAAATTACTACCATTCTTTGCGTTGTACGCCTTACGACCAGCTTCGGTCATTCCTGCACCTTCTTCTACTGACTGATAATGCCGACCCTTACCTTTAGTGGTCTTGGCTATCGGCTTATCGTGCTTCTCTACTGCGGCACGGATGTCATCTTGTCGGCTCATTTTTCTTCAATGTACTTACCGTAGGCTTCTTCTAACTTGGCTTTGCGAGCACCTTTGGCGTTTTCACGCTCAACATTGAGAGCAATAGCAAGTGCCTGTTTTTTAGAACGCCCTGATTTGACCTCGGCTTTAATGTTCTTGCCAACTGATTCGGCTGATCCTGATTTGTCTAATGGCATGATTAACTCTTAAATTTAAGCAAATAAATGGTTGTGTCGATCTCTTGGGCGATATTGTCAATAAGCTGGCAGATCTCTGTATCTGTTGGCAAATCGGCTCTAGCATCCTTTACAAACGCTTTTAGGGACTGTAAGTAGGCTAGTGGCTCTTTAGGCATATGGTAGGTAGCTGGGAATTCGGTAATCTGCCCGTAGCAACCAAAATAGGCTTCTGCTAGTTGATCGGTCAATTCAATAATGTTTTCGTAAAAATGACCTAATGCTTTGTGCTTGGCGTAAGACTTGGTAGCCCAATGGAAAAAGTGGGCGTTAGTCGATGAATGTAACAAAGTTGCCAAAAAAAGAGCCATACTTTTTTCCATGCTATTTCCTTATTTATGCCTTGCAAATTCACCGTGTAATTTGCTTCTATAGGCTTCAACAGCCGTTTGAGCGTGATCTATTTTATCAAAATATCCTACAAAATGGGGTTTATAGTCAAAATTACATCTAGCTAACCATTTATTTTTATCTTTACTCCAACAAATACCTTTAATTCCTGATGTATTTCGTTTTGAAATAGCCATATTGTGATGATTTTGCAACTCTGTAGCAGGTCTAAGGTTTTCTATGTTGTTGTTTAAAGGGTTGCCGTCAATATGGTCAATAATTTCAGGAAAGTAGCCGTGGTGCATCATAAATATAATTCTATGTGCTTTAAGCAATTTCCCATTGTGATTTATGTTTATGTTCCCTCTTTTGGCAGTAGTCCCAGCTTTTTCGCCAATTTTTATTCTATTTGAGGTGCGTACTTTCCAGTACAAATGCCCATCTTTGTAGTCAAAAATTTGATGTAAGTATTCTTTGGTCAAATTATGGTTTGCAAGAAACAACGCCATTGACTTTTCCATAAAACGCTCCTTTTAATCTATTTTATAACACTTTTCTAGTAATACCTAGTGCTCTAATTGCGGCATCAATGCTATCTACACGGCTGACTGCACCACCTTTCCACTTACCCATAAAGTCTAATTGGTCAGAGGTGAACTTGGCTTTGGCATCCCGTTTAATTTCCATCAATATGGTTTCACCGTTGTAGCCCACCAAAATGTCGGGAATCCCGTGCTTCATTGCGGCAAGTGACACCACAGTAGCACCTGCATCTCGTAATGCTTTGACTATCTCTTTGTGATTTGTATCTATTCGTGCGTATGTCATTGATTTTCAATTAAAATAGATTAGTATTAGCTAACTTTACCATTATAAAGGTGTGGTATGACCAAGCCAGCGTGTAGTGAGCAAGAGTTTATATCATTGTATAAAGAACATCGATCTCCTACAACGGTAGCTAGGATATTAAATATTGATGTTAGAAGTGTACTTCTTCGCAGAAAAAACATCGAAAAAAAACTCGATATTGTGCTTGAATCTAATAATAATCGGGGTATTCCAAGATTTACCATTCCCGAAAATAAAATACGCTGTGAATACGAATTAAAAAATGGCGTGGTTATGGTGGGGTCAGATTGCCATTACAACCCTAATTACATCTCTACCGCACACCGTGCTTTTGTATATTTTACAAAACAATTAAAGCCAAACATGGTAATCCTTAATGGAGATTTGTTTGATTTTGCGGTAATTAGCCAGCACAATAGGATAGGCTATCAAGACCATCCTACAGTCCAGCAAGAATTAGAAGAAGTCCAAGCAAGGTTAGGTGACATTGAAGCTGTACGCCCTGCTGGATGTATATTGCATCGCACCATAGGTAATCACGATTTACGCTTTGATGGCAAGTTGTCCAATGTTTTACCCCAGTATGAAGGCGTTAAGGGTATGTGTTTAGCGGATCACCTGTACGGCTGGTCATATAGCTGGTCAGTAATGATTAACAACAACACAATGGTAAAGCACCGTTGGCATAATGGTATTCATGCGGTATACAACAATGTCCTTAAAGGTGGCAAATCAATGGTTACGGGGCATCTACATTCCCTTAAAGTAACCCCTTGGACTAATTACAACGGTGACCTATACGGGGTAGATACTGGAATGATGGCGGCAGTTAGGGATGAACAGTTCTTGTACCATGAAGATTCAAGCGTTAACTGGAGAGCAGGATTTGCTGTTCTTACCTATGTCAACGGTCATTTAATGCCACCTGAATTAGTGCAAGTTATTAATGAAGATGAGGGGCTTGTGTTCTTTAGGGGTGAACTATATGAGATTAAATCCTGAAGTATTAAAAAACTTGTATGCAAGCCTGTATTGTTGTTATCCGTTTACTAAATGGCCTATGCCATTGCCTGAAGAAATAGAGTTCATTGTTACCGCTGATCCTGAAGTAATGGGTACATACCTGCTAGATACGGGCGAGGATTACAGTCATACCATTACTATCTCATCAGGGCGTTGTAGCCACTTCTATACCGTTTTAACCACCCTTGCCCATGAATGTGTACACATGAGTTTTCACAAGCAAAAAGGTGAGAAATGGATGCAACATGGAAAGCCGTTTAGAACCCGTTGCAAGATGGTTGCCAGCGAACTAGGGTTTGATCCGCTAGAACTTTAAGGTATATATTTAATATATATTGATTGCGTATACATATTAATATCTATATGTATAAAAAACTAAAAAAAGTGTACACATTTTATTTAGCCATGTAGTACAAACCAATGTTAGCCGTAGCATAAGACATATAAGTCACGCCCATAGGTACATTGCCTTTAAAGACCTGTTCTAACCCTATGTAAGCGTAAATCAGACCAGTAACAATAATTAACCAGCTACTCATTTAAAAGGCTTTTCGTTTTCTCCAACAACTGTTCTTCCGAGATAGCGTACTCCCTTTCAAAGCGTTTTCTACCCATGCCGTAAATACTGGTATTTGATCCTCGATGGTGATAGATGCAGAGCGGAATGACGGGTGCTTGAGAGCGAGGGATATTACCTCGTCTAATGTGATGCAATTCTGCTGGCGTTCCCTCAAAGCCTTGATGCCTACATAACGAACACCCAAGTTCTGCGATTTTTCTGTACTTTTTTTTCTCATTTTTGGTGGCCATTGATATGATCCACGGTCATTTGTTCTAGCTTTTCGCCTGATTCTGCAATGTCAACGCTTAATTCCAGCATTTGTGTGTAATCCTTACGGTTTAGGGCATCTTCATACATCTTGCAAAATAATTTAAGAATTAAAAATTCTTCGGTTAATTTTAATGGTGTCATTTTAATATCCGATCTTGTGTGCGGTTTGATACTTCTAAGGTCTGCCATGTAGCGTGTCTTAGTCGGGCGGCTTCAAGTTCCCACTTTAGCTTTTCAGCGTTTTCTGTAGCCGTACCAATAGAGTCGCATAGGTCTTGGTACTCTTGGCTGGCGTAGGCTTCACGCTCTTGTGCTCCAATAGCTTGCTCACCTGACTTCTTCATCATAATAGATTTTAATGAACTTTTAAAAGTTTCTAGCTGGGCTAATTCACCTTTAGCTTGTGCGTACTTACCTGCGTTTTCTAATATAAAGTCTATACATTTATTGGGATCTATCTCTCTCATTTTCCTAGTTTCTTTTTTATCAATTGTTTTATGCGCTCTTCTTTTTCAGGGTACTGTTTTAAAAGCCTTACGACTTCAGGCCATCCCCGTCTTTTGGCTACACCGATATACCACCCAGCCAAATAATCGTCAGAGTTGTTCTTCAAGTTGTTTTATCTTCTGTGAAATTCTTGCTCGCCATTGTTGCCAACCCTCACCAGCATAAGCAGGGCAATTAACTTCTTGGGCTTTTCTAGCAGTAAGTTCTTCGCTGGAATACCAAGGCAACTCAGGTTTCTTTAAAGGTTCAATGTCCAGTTCGTCATCATAACGCCCAGCCCGTAACCAACTAGCAGGGTATGGAATAAAGTCTTTGGCGGTTTCCTTGATCTTCCAGTATTTAAGATGCTGTGGCAGGGCTTCTAAGGCTTTTTCTTGCTCATCGGTAGTCATAGACCGCCAAGCCTTTTCAGCGTCTTTGCGAGCCATTTTACGGGGATACAAACCATAAAAAATAGCAAAACTCATTCTGTTCTTTCAATAATGGCGTGAACTTTAGATGCGATCTTGTAAATGTAGTCAATGTCATTGAGGGTAAGCTGTCCCATCAACTGTAATATCTTCATAACAGCAATGTCGTTGTCTAGCGGCTGGGGTTTAACTAAAGTTTCGATCATGTTCCCCAACCTGCTCTCTTACCGCCTTGATTAGTTGTTTATCTTTTGCATCTTTGACGATTTCTTTAGCCCGTTGAATAAGTGCTTCATCACCTTCGGGTTTAACTTTGTGAACATCAAGTCCTTGGGTAATAAGACTGATAAGCCCGTGCTGGACAAGGCACTCAAGTCCTTCTTTGTCAAAATCAACTTCAGCATTGGCAGAGCCATCAGCGTTTTCTTTAATGATCTTTACTTGTATTTTCATTATCTGCAAACTTTAAAATAGGTTTATCCAAAGCAAGTTTAGCTAGTTCTATGTAACGGTCTACTTCTAGCCTGTCCTCGCCACCAATAGCCGCATTGCTATGTCCAATCGGCTTTCCCATGTTGTCGTAATACACTTCGCGAATCTCAAAGTAATCCTCGTATGAATTACTTAAATTTACTAACCGTAAGTTCCAAGTCATCATTTCACCCAATAAAAGATTAAAGCCATAAAGAGCATTGCCACGCCTAATATGGCAAAGATTCCAACAGAAAAAATTAATATTAAATTTTCAATCATGTTGAAAGTATATGTTAAGTAAACTTAATATTAGTAATTATTTTATAAGTATTTACCCTATGTGTTGTTTTTTTGTCAGGATTGCAAGATTCAAGGGCATAGCTATCCCTACTATGAGGAATAGCTTGTCAGTCTTGCTTAGTTCTGAGGTGTATATATTGCTTCGATGTCTTTGTCGTGCCTAGGTCTGTCTTTATCACATCATCGGTCTATCCATACAGGACGGTTCTTTTCTCTATCCAAGCAATAACGGGTAGGAAAGGGTGCATTAGCACCTAGTAGTTTCTAGGGGTATTTACAGCCTTTACCGTTGCAACACGCTTGAGAACGGGCTAGGTCAAACCCAAAAGAAAAACCTCATTCAGCTGGGCTGGGGGTGGAATTTTGACTTTAGTAAAACAAGTGTCGAAACCAACCCATGTGAATGAGGTCTTATTCTGCCAAAGTTCCACCCTTGACGGAATCAGTATACCCCAAGTCTTTCAAAATTAAAATCCCCGTGAAAGCCAAATGTTTTGATATTAGACAGTTCACGCTCAAAACTGAAATAACGGGCTATTTCTACAGGGGCAAACTTGATACCCTGATTTTCTAGATACACCCTGTTTAAATGGCAAATTTGGTCATCTTCGTTGTCATCAGAATAAACAAAGTTAGGGCTGGCTGTTAGCTGGCAAAGCACCTTTGAGCGTAGGCTAAAGCCACCATTGCCTATTTGTCTACCCATTGGATGCCAAGGCCATACCGCCCCAATGTAGTCATAATTTAAAAATTGATCGTTCCAAGCGTCAGGATTAATGATGTACCCATCCCATTGAACTATTAAAACAAAGTCCGTGTGGATGTGTTTATGCAGTTCTTGAAGGATAAATTTGCTATACGCTTGGCGGCTATTGATTTGGGGGTCAGTTATAAAGATTTCACCGCCAAAATCAAAGTATTCCTTGCACCTGTCCATTGCCTTTTTAGCTTTGTCAGGCTGTACCGAATCAATACAACACAAGGTAATGTTTGGTAACTTTAATCTCCGCAAAAACATGGTATTCCTTCCTCATCCGTAGGAAACATATCGTCATGGGATAAAGCAAACTTTTTTAATTCTGCATAACTGGGGCGGTCTTTGCGAAATTTTGCCCCGTCACCATATGTTTTATTGCTAGAAGTGGCGTGGGCTTCCATTTTAATCCACCAATCAGCCCTTTCAGGTTTTTCCCGAATAAGGCTAATAATTTGGTGGGTCGGCTTTAAAAAACATAAATCGCAGTTTCCGTGCATGGTTACGCCATTCATATTTGGCAGACCCAAATCAAATGACTGTTCTTTCCAAAACTGTCCTACAGTTTCTTTAGTAACCCCAGCAGTAACCAATGGAGTGCGTTCCCTGTCCATTTTGGCCGCTCTACGCATTTCGTCAGCCCTAATACCTACCCAATCCATGTTCTCGTTATGTTTCCAACCTAAATGTTTTAAATAAGCGTGGATGGCTCGTATTTTGAGCTTGGCAGTACATATTCTAGCTACAGGGTTTGGAAGGTAAGGTGAACCGTTTTGGTCTATTAATTCAAAAAATGGTTCGCCATTGCGACTAGCGGTTTCAAATGTAACCTTTTTCCAACGGTCTTTAGTTTCGGAAGCATATTGGTATTCAACCCAATGAATATCAACATTCCAATGTTTGCCGCAATCCCTTACAAATTCCAGCGTAGCTTCTTCTTCTTTGCCTGTATTGGCAAAACAAACAATAGCTTCGTCAGGTAATCCATTGTTGCTTTGCAATATACGCCACAACATATAAGCAGAAGTACGACCACCACTAAAACTAATAACTGTAGGCTCTATTATTTCAAATGGGTCGCTCATTCAAGTTCAGGCCATATCAACTTGTAATTGTTAGGAAACAAATTTTTACGGGTAATTAGCCCATGTGATTCTTTTTCTAGAGTGGCGGCAAGGATTACCAGTTTATCGTAAGGAATGTCCCCGTTTTGCCACATAGAAACGGCTGGAACGGACACATTGACTAATTTTGATACCCTTGTTGGCCCACCCAATAAACGAATCATTGCTGTTGCGGTAATTTTATCCATAAGCTATCTTAACATTTTTACAACTATTTGCAAATAAAGTATTGCTTTATGTTTTAAGTTGGCTTAATATCTAAATACGGTATATGCCGTGTTAATAGGAGAACTCGTATGAGTGAGCAAGATCAAGACTTACACAGCTTCCAACAACATTTGGAACGCATCTTTAAAGACCTCGAGAATGGGGTATTTATTACAGCAGATGAGATAGGTGACCTACGCTATGCGTGTGGCTTGCCATCACCA